CCCAAACCCCCACCACCTACTCCTAAACCTCCCGCGCGGGAGGTTTAGGTGCGGGAGGTTTAGGAGTAGGCGGAGGGGGCTTCGAAGCTATGTATCTGTCTTCTAATAATTTCTGGGATTGAGGGCCGATTCCTGTATATTTTGTCTGAAGTATTTGTACCGCAGCCGCAGAGGATTTGCCGCTGTCTCTTTCTTTCTTATATACTCCGTATGCCTCGTCCACGTTGTCGCCAAATGTTTTTTTGGTGTTTATAGGTGTCAGTGGCCAGGAGCACGATTTCAGGCCAGAGTTCCATACAAGCCCAGTAGGGCAGTTCATCTTCGTCGTCCCGTTGTAAAAGAACGCATCTCCATCTTTTCCCCACGTGTCGTCTTGTTGAGGGCGAATTGGCGCGATGTTGTTGTTTGGAAGAGTCGGAAAGAGTTTATCCTCGTCGTTGATGGTGCCAGTGGGAAACGCCATTATATATAATACTAATATAATTAACTTTCGTGCTTTTTGCCACACATCATACATTTTCCGGTAGACAGCATCTCATAAATCTTCACGGTCATTATCAGGATGAATGTCAATAAAACGACAGTTGCGATTGTTGCCGGGAATACCCAACTCGGTACAGGGCCCCTGGATCCAACTATATTCATATTTTGGTATAAAGGACGCAATGCGTTTTCAAGTATCACTCTGTTCATCATATAATATGTATCAAATATTTTTTAGATGCGTATTACATATTTGTATCGACAAACCGTATTTACAACGAACAAGTGACGGGTGTCATTAGTATACACATACATGATTTCATGATTTAATAAGACTTAATAAGAGTCCAAAATTTTTTCGAGTCTATACACCGAGATGTTCGTTTCGACAGAGAGATCAGAAATGAGTTTATCACGAAGATGGAATTTTATCCACGATTTAGTTGGCCGGCGTGCGTTCACAATAGCGATGCGGGTATTAAAATGTTCTATCAACAGTGTCATAGCCAAGATGGCGAACATATCACACGTGTCATATTCGCACTCAGTTATAATATACACATTTTCCCGTGGCTTAATTTTTAAAATCACTGTCAGCTGACGGTCACAAAAATGAAGTGTTACTATTCTCCCCGTACCATATATCCTAACATGTCCTGAGAAGTTTACAAGATGGCACATAGTAGGGGGGTAATATGTGTATTGCCCCTTGGTGTTAAGAGCATGGACCAAATAATCGCTTACTGTGACAGCTACCTTATGGGCTGCTTTTCTCATCTCGTCCGCGTTTCTGAGACCGCAATATTTTACATAGATATTTCTAACAACATCTGATGGCAGTTCGTCCCAGACCATAAAATCGGTCAATATTTTTTTTACCATTATCGTCTGTTACTTGTTTTCCCTATTACATTTCGCCTACTAATCGGGATCAAACTGATGGTTGGGCATGCGTCCACACGAAACCATATGCGGTTTTGCTTTTACCGCGAGCACACTTGCCAATACCCGAACCATCTGTTATATTTAAATGCCGTGCAGCTTCTCCAGCAGAAGCGAACGAACCGAGTAATTTTCCTTCTAGGTCATACTGGTAGACTCTCTTTGACATGTGATGCTTATCACCTCGTTGTGCTTCGCTCATTTTTTGTTTGCTTTCCTCGGTATGTGTTTCCCCATACATAGGATGTTTCTCACCTTTTGTAGATTCGCTGATCTTTTTTTTGGTTTCCACGCTGTGTGTTTTTCCGTACCAATGACCCTTAACACCTCGTTGTGCTTCGCCTATTTTTATTCTGTGTTCATCACTCTTTTGTATCCAAAGCCGTACTTCGCTCATCTTTTTTTTGGTTTCCTCTGTGTGTATTTTCCCAATGTTTGCTTCGGCCAGTTTTTGCTTTGTTTCATCGCTCATAGGGTTCCCATATCTGTGATTCTTCTCACCTTTTGTAGATTCGCTGATCTTTTGTTTGGTTTCTTTGCTCAGCTTGCCATTGCCACCACCTTCTCGGAGGTTGTATCCGGTCGGTACCAACGTCTCCATCTCTCTCACCAGGAGCTCTTCGTCGAAGTTCAAGTCTTCGTCCGGACATTCGTACCAATCCTTTTCGAAGTTATCCCACTCATACTTCTTTATGGCGTTATAAATTGCCCTACATTCGTTGCTTTTTCCTGTCTCATGTTCTTTGAAACGTTCTTCTATGGGGCGGGTCGTTTGCCCGATGTAACTCTTACCTTTTGGTGATGTGAGCATGTAAATATATCCCATTTTATGTGTTTTCTTACACGATTATTCGTTAAATTATATTGTTTTGATTATATATAATGGGTTCGTCGTTTCTATTGTTTTTACTCTTCACGGGAATAATACTTGTTGTCACAAATTCTCTGTCATATGACAGACCCCGAGAGATCCAATACAGATATCTTCCAAGAGACCTTGACACATTTATTCGAACTGAGGAATTCCCCAGTGCTTTGTTCGGCAGCATGTGGGATGCAACTGGAGACATAAGACGTGGTGGTGATGGCGGCACGAACCCGCCCGGTGTCCGCCAGTCTAATTAGGGGTTCGAGGGCGGGTCGCGCGACCATAGAAATCCATAAGCCGTTTTTTGTTTCTCCCTGGCACATCTGCTGATTGGCGCATAATCAAAATATAACTGTCTTCCTGCCTCTCTATACGAATCAAACGATTTGATATACTTTCCTTCTAGAGTATACTGATACACTTTTTGAGAATTGAGTTGCGAATCCTTATTTTTTTGTATGGTTTCTTCCGTGTGAGACCTGCCCCACCAGGGGTGTTCCTCACCTCTCACACCGAACATTGGATTTTTATCACCAGATACTAATTCTCTGCGGTATTCTTTTTTTTCCTCGGACCAACTCATTCTTATTTTCTCCTTAGTCTCCTCATCTCTCGGTTTGCCAAATATAGGATTTAGAAATCCACTGTTTTTGAGGCCATGTTCCTTTCGTTTCTCTTCGGTCCATGTTTTTTGTACTTTTTCCTTTGTCTCCTCGCTCGTCTTCGTCCCATATCTATGATTTTTCTCGCCTACTCTTGACTCGCTTAGTTTTTGCTTGGTATGGTCACTAAATTTTCCACGACTACCACCCCCCTCCCTGAGATTGTACCCCCCGGGCGATAGCGTTCCCAATAATTCCACCATCCATTTCTCGTTCTTATTGAGTTCGTCATCGGGGCATTCGTAATAATCTACTATAAAACTATCCCAACCATATTTTATTATAGCATTTCGTATAGCACGACAATCACTGGTACGTTCCTGATGCTCCCCAAATCGTTCTTCTATGTCCCTCGTGGTCTGTCCCACATATGATTTGCCACTGGGAGAAGGAGAAGTGAGTATATAAATATACCCCATTTTGGATTACTATACCCAAAAGCAGAATAAGTTATTTAATGATATACGTCATGATTGTCATTTGACCCAGTATATGTCATTTGCTCCTGGTAGTCGCATATCAACACACCGATGTATATAACCATGGTGTTCCTACAGTAATGTATCTTCCTTAAAACTCCCTACTCCTCATAAGAAACACACAAACAAAGACCCCCAAAAGCCCTCAATTAACAACTTAACAACTCTCACCACAACCAAAACAACTACTTTCAAAATGGCTCCCATCTACACCGCTAAGACCTTCGAGCCCGCCTCCATCTACTTCGGCCCCGTCGAGAAGAACAAGATGGGTGGCAAGTTTATCCCTCTGACCAACGAGCAGGGTACCAAGACACGTGTCACTCTGCAGTTCCCAACTCTCCACCTCCCTTTCGGTCTGTCCGGTTACCGCGAGCGCCCTGAGGACGAGCCCGTGTCTTACAGCGCGGACCTGTCTTTCCGCGGGATTGATGAGAACCAGAACGTCAAGCTCATCCTTGACAAGATGAATGCTCTTGACAAGCATCTGATTGATGCTGCGCATGCCAACAGCGTCGCTTGGTTCGGTAAGCAGAAGTCCCGCGAGCTCCTGGAGGACACCTACCGCAAGCTGACCAAGGTTGACGAGTCCGGAAAGTATGCCCCCATTCTTAAGACCAAGATTGCGATGCTGAACGGCAAGCCCAATGTACAAATCTTCGACACTGACAAGTCTCAGATTGGCATCGAGGATGTCGCCCGCGGGTCCTCTGTCAAGGTCATCGCCGAGATTGCTAGTATTTGGCAGGTAGGCTCTACGGCATGGGGTGTGACGTGGCGGGCTGTCCAAATTCTGGTCGTGGAGAAGCCCAACAAGCTAGCAGGATTTGCCTTCGTGGATGACGGCGATGACATCACCACCGAGACCGCCGAAGACACTGCCAGCGATGTTGATGCCAAGAGCGATGACCTATACGATAAATTTCTGTGAATGATAATTGATTTTAAACCACACAAAATGATGTAAAATCTTAATGTAAAATCTTAACTTAAACACACACAGTCACAGTCACAGGAAACCGTTCAGCTTATTCTCAGTGGTGATCTTATCAAGGCATTTCTCAGTATGCGATTCTATCGTCTGATGGCGGAATTTTACATCTTCAGGAACTCCTTGGTGGTATTCTCTCGGGTTTGTCACGCGAAGTTTGGCAGCATCTTGTAACGATATCTTCGTTCTTT